GGTTCATGCCGGCGGCCTCAGCGTACTGATCCAGTACACGCATTTCCCGCTCGGCTTTGCGGTCATAATTCATACCCTTCTGGAGCAGTTCGACCGGGTTCGCGCCGAGTGCACCGGTCAGGGCCTGCACTGCGTCTGCCGGCAGCAGAATCTGCTGTCCGTTGTAGACGAGCGGCACGGTCTGTACCGGCTGTTCCACCGCCTCCGGCGGTACTTCGCCGTCCTCCGACGGCTGATTCTCCGGTTCCTCGGAGTGCTCTTCGGCACGCTGGTTTTCCGCGCCGTCCTGCACGTTTTCCTCGTTTCCCTCGTTCGTGTCGCGCTGGTCTTCCGCGTCACTGCCTTCGAGGGCGGCGAGAAATTCGCTCTCGTCAAAACCGTCCATGTCCGCACCGGAATCGGAAGTATTGCCGTCCTCGGCAAAATACTGTAAACCGATACCCCCGCGAATCTCGCTTCCGTCCATGTGATTGCTGGTCTTCCAATCCATTTAGACAATCCTCCTATATGCAAAAGACTTTCGTCTCATTGCCGTGTGTTTATCGTGTGTTTATCGTGCGTTCCTGCACTCCGGCGGACGCACCGCCGTTCCGTAAGCAGTGCACCCACCCGTTTTCCATAACGCTACATCAAAAGAGGTGAACCCAGACGAGGGTGATATGGCAAAAACGCCCACGCCCGCCGCAGTGCAGGAAAAGAGATCGTATTCCGGCGCTCGGACGGACGCCCTCGACCCGAACGAGGGTGCCCGCCATCAGAAAGAAATAAGGGGAATCAATGGGACGGGTGAGGTCAGCTCCCGCCCGTCCGAACGCCGGAACGAATTATCAGTCGGCTGTCACGACTACATTCTCCCACTTCTTGTACGCATCGAGGTAGCCCTCGTTCTTCGCGCCGTTCCAGGTAAACTCGTAGTACATACCATCCGAAACAGTAGTGGACAGCATAGCCTTGTTATTGCCGAGTGTCTTACACATCCAGACGATATAAACATCGTCCTCGGTGATTTTCTTCCTGTCGGTCGCGTCAACGCGCGTGTTGAAATAGTCAACGACTGCTTTGATCGCAACCTGCATGAACTTCTTGTTTTCCATACTATCTCACCTCAAAACCGGAACGGTCTGTCCGTTCCCTTCTTCGTAAACTTCGCCTTCTGTGTGTTCAGCTCGTCCTGAAGCGCCGCAAACATGCTTTCAACCTGCTTATCAGTGTATTCATACGAGCTTGCCGCGAGATGACCGATCAGGCTAATTGCCTTGCACGCGCGGGAAACGCGCGGCTCTGCCAGTCGCACAAATCGCTCCGCCTTGCTCTCATTGTTGTTATCCATTCATCAAACCTCCCTGCTGTAATGACTGCTGCATGCTGGCCTGCTGCTGCACACGCTTTGCAGCCTCGACCAGTCCTTCCTGATCCTTTACGCTGCCTTCCGGCATACGAGAAAGGAACTCAACCATATTGGGCATAACACCCGCCGTCTGCAGATTGTTAAGCGTACTCACCTGCAGAATGCGGCTCCAGTAGCTTGCCTCGCCGATATGAATATTGAGGTCCAGCGCCTCCACCGGCAGACTTGAGAAGTCATACATCTCCACAAGCGTCTGCTCCTGCGTCTCGCCGGTCTCGTCTGTCATCTCGTCAGTGATCTTGACCTGACGCATACCGTAATAGGCATGCATCATGTCGATCAGCACCCGCTCGTAGTCCTCGACGAATTGATAATAGGCGATCTTGGTCAGCGCAAGCGGCGCGGCGTTCGCGGTCTGTACCGCTACGATCGCACTGCTGTTCTCGGGGTTCTTCACGTTGCCGAGTGCGGCATCGTTCGCGCCGGCTACACTCTTGAGCGCGTCCGTCATGGTAGACGTAATGCCCGTGGCCTCGGTCGGAATCGGCATCGAGCCTGCAACGCCGGTAAGCGCGTCCTTCACGTCGCCGGTCACGCCGATAGAAGTCGCATCCGGGTCCCAGCCCTTGGGGAACTTATTGCGGTTGTATATCAATTTCGGCATCGCATTATTCCGCAGCATGAGCGCAAGCGCCGTCCACTGCTTGTTGATTTCAATCTGCGTGTTGATGAGCGGTTTGATCTCCATCACGCCGTGATAGCAGTTCTTTCTCGGCTTCCAGCTGAGATACGCCACCGGATACAGCGTCATTTCCGTCGCCACATCCTGCTCGATCATAAAACGACCGCAGGAGCGGCAGTAGTGTACCCGGCCGTCCTCAGACTTCCAGAACCGCACAAGCTCATTGCCGAGACTGTCGCTATTGTTCTGCTCATCATCACCCTTGTACAGGCCGTCGGACTCGCCCTCAATGCTCTCCCAGTCCTTGCAGCCGAGCCGCTTCGCGTCCTTGCGGATTTCAGATACCGGCCGGCGACGCACAATGATAAGGTACGGCTGCTCCTGCACGTTGGAATTGCTCGGATTGCCGAACAGAATGTTCGTGTTCATCACCTGCTCGGCGCTGATCTCACCCTGCACCCCGCCAAAACCGGACTGCTTACTTGCATCAAAGTAGAAATACAGCGCCGCGTCACCATCCACGCAGGCGTCGCGCAGCACCATGTGGTGCTTACTTTTCAGCTTGGTGCGCTCCACCACGCGGTCAATGCTCTGCTCAAGGATTTTCGCCGCATACTCGGCCTGCTCATCCGGAAGGAACGGCTCAACCTCCTGATCCACATCGTTCGAGACGATCTGCGCCACCTTGTAATGCACGATCGGATCCAGTACGTTCATCGTAATCGGACGCAGGTTCTTGCTCTTGAGTCCTTCCCACTGCTTCCCTTCCACAAAGTTCTCGCACTGCTTGACGTCCTCGTACAGGCCGAGGCCTGTGTTGTACTGCACGCCCTTTTCGTACTCGGCTTGCACCCTGTCAGCCGTGAGCGTGATTTTCTGCTCATTCATCGCTCAAATCCTCCTGTCCGTGGGCGGTGCCGTCATAGCGGAGCAGATTGTTCACCTCACGCATAATGCGGCCCTCGGTGCTCAGGCGGTACGCCTGCTCCTTGAGGAATACCTCTTTCCAGCGCTCTGCGGTCTCCCGCTCGGTGATGAGCGCCTCGTTCAGCTTGCGGCGCTCCTGCTTGAGGCCGTCTACCTCGTTGCGGGCGCTCCACATCGCGCTGATTGCCGCGTCGTGTGCATCCTTGGTGGAGTCGAGTTCTGCCTGCAGCTCCTTGTACTTCCTGCGCTCAGTCTGCAGCTCCTGCCGCAGACGGCAGGCCGTGTCCTCACTCTCACGCAGGGCAGTCTCCACCTTGGTAATGCGGTCCGCAAGCTGCGTGCGCGCCGCCTCCTCAGTGTGCAGGCGTTCCTCCATCGTCCGCGCAGTCAGCTGAAAGGATTCCGCTTCCACGGTTTTTTGCCGCAAATCCTCGCCCAAGCGCTTGGCGTTTCGGGTCTGCACAGCCGCCAGAAAAGCGCACATCGCCGCAACGACACTAATAGCCAAATACATTTCCCATTTCCTCCTCGGTAGTCAGTTCGTTAAACTCCTTCGGTTCGCTTGCCGCGATCGGACGGCCGGCCACAAAGTACCGCAGCATGTCCACCGGGTGGGTGAACTCGTGCGGATCGTTTGCCACATCATCCGGGTGCTTCTCATCGTGCAGCAGCATCGGCAGGCTCTTGATGGTCTGCGTGCAGTTGGAGAAAAGGATCAGACTCGGCTTGCCCGTGTCCCGTCGTACTTTCAGATATTCTTTCAGATCGAGCCATCCGAGCACGCGGTCGTTTTTCGCCTTTTCCAGATACACACCGCATTCTGCAAAGCGGTCTGCCGCGCTGCGTCCGGTGTCCTGCCGCCTGTTCCAGAGGTCAGGCGGCGCAAAGGTGATCGCATCGCGTTCCAACTCGTCCGAGCGCTCCAATATGGCGTTAGCCGCGTCCGACAAAATCAGTCCGTCGTGCCCCTCTCCGAGATCCTTGCCCTCGCAGTATTCCTTGTACATGTAAGCCGTCCCGTCCTCGCTGACCGCGATCCATCCGACCGCCAGCATATCGAAGCCGTAGTCGAGCGCCTTGTACCGCGTCCAGTGGTCCGGAATCGGAAAAGGCTCACAGACGTGCGTCTCGCGCCGGAACTCGGGGAAATACTGTCCCTCAAATACATCCCAGTCGCCGTACAGCATCGCCCGCCGCCGGTCCTCCGGCAGATTTTCGAGGGAGCGAATGTAATCCGGCGAGTTCTTCAGCAGCCACTCGTTATCATAGGCGTTCGCCTGGATGAACGTATAATCCTCCGGCCGTTCTTTGTCTTTATAATCGCGGTCAATAAACAGCCGTTTGAACCAGGCATGCCCAACGCCGCCGGGGTTGCAGGTCAGATACATTCGTGGCTTGAAGAACTCGTGCATCAGACCGGAAGAGCGGTTGCTCTCGGTCATGGTCTGAAAAATCTTCTCGGTGAAAAGTGTACATTCTTCGAGGAAAATCACATCGTACGCAAGACCCTGATACTGCTGCGCGTCCGTTTCGTTTCGGCAATAGCCAAATTTCAGCTGTGCCCCGTTCGGAAAAAGGAACGCCTTGTCCGTGCCGTTGTATTTCGCAACGTCCTTCAGTTCGCGTATTGCCGGCATCAGGTGGTTGCTTTTCAGTTCCGGATACGTCCGGCGCATAAAAAGCACCTGAATACCTGCATAACGCAGGCAGAGCAGTTCCGCCTTCATACGCGCGACATGACTTTTGCCGCCGCCGCGCGCCCCGCCGTAGGCAATATAA